TTTGTATATTTCTGCGACACTGGAGCAGGCTTGGGACAAGTTAGAGCAGTTTGAAGAACTTTGTAAGAGGTCTTGGCGACTTAGTGCGTTTTTACAAAAGTCAGATGATAGGAAAGTGACAATACGAAAAAGTGCTAAGAGATTTAACAATGGCAGTAGGGTTGCTGCTGCAAGTATTGGTAAGGCATTGGAAGGTCCTCACGTTCATATGATTATTTTGGACGACGTTTTGCAAGAGTTTCCTAATTTGACTGATGAAAAGGTAATTCATTACGTTCAGCGCGTTGTGATGCCGATGAGACTTCCAGAGTCTAAGATGTTATTGGTAGGTACTCAAAAACGAGTAGGCGATATTACGGATTGGGTTTCAGAAAGTAAAGAATGGAATGTAGTAAGGCATCCTGCGCTTTTGGAGGACGGAAGTCCTAGATGGCCTGAGTATTGGAATCAGGAAAGGCTAGATACAGAAAAGGAGACAATGGGAAGTCGGGCGTTTGAGTCTGAGTATATGTTAAATCCGTTGGACCCAGAGTCTGCTGTTATACCGTATGAGGTTCTTCAGAGGTGTTTGGATGAGAATTTAGATATGGGACTTCCAGAGTACGATGACGATATAAGCGTTGTAATGGGTGTTGACTTGGCTGTGGGTATGAACAGTCAAAACGATGAGACAAGCTACTGTCTTGTGGCTTATAATAAGCGTACGGAGCATCGTAGGATATTGTATAGTTGGACAGGTAAGGTGATGGCACAGGGTAGTGGTTGGTTAGAGACTCAGGTGTTAAAAATACGAGAACTTGCGAAACGTTTTAATCCAGATACGATTATGATAGAATCGAATGGGTATCAGAGGTTGGTTGTCCACAGTGCGTCAGACTTGGCGGGATTACCAGTCGAAGGACACAACACGGGAAGAGAAAAACATTCGCATGATGTGGGTATACCGGGGTTGGCCTTGGAGTTTGAGAAGGAGAGATACTCGGTTCCGTGGGAAAAAAACATCCGAGAGGCAAGCAGACCGGGACCTAGAAAACTGACGGATGGATTGAGTAGATTAATTTACGGTAAGAACGGAAGGTTAGAGGGACATACGCCTGATGCGGTAATGGCGTTGTGGATGTGTGAGTTAGCAATCAAAGGTATGAACAAAAAGGGATTGGCTTACGTTAGCTGGGATTACATATAGTAAAGTTTATATACATCAAGTACATACGAGTCATCCAACCATACTATGAAAAAACGAACGAGGTTGGAAATTTATGGAATCAGTAACTCTACCAAAGAGAGCCTTAAAGAGATTGCTAAGGCGGAGAATGTTCCCACAGGCGTCCTAGTGGAACCAGTCCTTAGAAGGTACGTTCGGGAGTATCATGGCAGATAAGAGAACTAGATATAAGATTCCTAAGGGTGTAAAGAAAGAGGCGATGGATGGTCGTGATTTACGTCAGATGCATGGGTATGGTGGCGGTAAGGTGACAAAGACAATAAACCGTAAGTTACGTATGCAAAAGGATGTAGGCTATGATACGGCAGTTAAGGTTGATACATATTTTAGAAGGCATGAGAAGGTAGACCCACCAGCCAAAGGTTTTGGTGACAGGCGTAATCCGAGTAAAGGGTATGTGATGTGGAAACAGATGGGTGGTGATGCAGGTCACAGGTGGAGTAAGTCATTGAAGAAGAGGCTAGACATACTACAAAAAACAGAAAAGCTTAATAAGATAATGAAGACATTGGAGGATATACATGGCATGGTACGATAGGATAATTGGACGCAAACCGATTAGAAAAATATCGGCGTTAGAAGAAATGATAGCGAATGATTCTAATCAGGTGATAAAAGAGGCAAGGACTCCTGTGTATTCTGCTATGGGAACAAATGCGCAGTATCAAGAGTCGATATTACCTCCGATAGACCAGAGGTACCTAGAACAGCTAGCAGACCGTTACTCGCATTTAAGGACGGTTATTTCGCGTATTGCTTCACAGTCAGTTGCAAAGGGTTGGGAGTATCATGCAATAGGTGACACTGGTGACAAAGAAGAGAGAAAAATCTTAGAGAGTTTACTTAGAGACCCGACAAGAGGAGATGCAGACATATCAGGTATGGAATTGTTTAAGGCAATGATAAGGCAGTTGGAAATATTTGATGATGTGTGGGTAAGTATTGTTTATGACAGGGTACAAGGTGGCGAGATGAAAGTAGTCAAGCAGCTTTGGGTAGAAGATGCAAAGCACATGAGATTTCATGTAGATGAGTTTGGCAGGTTTAAGGATGATGTTTATTTTGATGTAATAACTAGAGAGTTTGTAGACAAGGATGATAAAACAGAAGGTGGCTTTGCTCCAGCAAAGATGGCATATTTTTATGACCAAGGTGGAGACAGTGCTAAGATTCCGTTTGCAAGAGATGAGGTTATACATTTCAACAAGTACAGTGCGACAGCCAGACTATATGGACAGTCGCCGATTATGGGTCTTTCTAAGAAAATAGAAACTGCGCTCGCCATTGAGAACTTCCAAAATAAAATCTATAAACTAGAGAGACCACCTAAAGGTTTCCTTGATATTCCCGGACATGATGAAGAATCATTGAATAGGCTTGGAGAATATATTGCAGAAGAGACAAGGCGTAATCCTAACTTTGTTCCAATTATAAGTAGTAGGGGTGAGGGTACAGGAAGCGGTCAGGCTAAGTTTGTGCCTGTTATGCCTAACATGGATGAGTTGATGGCACTGCCATATATGGAGCGCATTAACAACGATATAAACGCAGCGTATGGCGTTATGCCAATTATAACAGGAAGTACAGCAGGTGTAGGCGGATTGAATGCAGAAGGAGAACAGGTTAGTATATTTGACAGAACTATTTTAGAAACGCAGAAATGTATTGAAATGGGATTCTTTAAACCATTGATGAAGATAATGGGTATAGAAACTTGGAAGATAAACTTTGCAGATATAAATGTAAAGAACGAGCAACAAGCATTAGCTAATATGTTACAAAAAGCAAATATAATTACAGTACTAAATAAAGTAGGAATAGAAGCAACTCTTGACAAGGACGGTAACCTTAAGTTACCTGATGAGCCACAGGTAAGTATGCCAGAGGATGCTAAACCAGAAGTAGGAGCGTTGAAACCATGAGTGCGTGTAAGAAGTGTTCAAGAGGTCCGATGTCAGTTCATGTTCTAAGTAGTGGATTGTGTCAGGCTTGTCAATCAGAGTTAGAATGGAAACGAGGTCCATATATTGCGCAGCAGCAAAAGCAAGCAAGGGCGCGTATGGCATATTTAAAAAAGGCAGAAAAGTATGTTGCTAAAAAATGGAAAGAAAAGTACGGTGACGATTCTGCTGAGAATGTGCTTGAGTACAAATGAAAACTACTATAGATTTTAAAGGTCAAAAAAAGTTTACAAGAACAGTTAATTTTTACAAAAAGCAAAGCAACTGGAATAAGATATTAATGCAAGCAGGTAAAAATGTTGCAGAAGATATTAAGCAAGATGGTATTGACAGATTGTTTCAAAAGTTTGACAATGTTACTGGTAAGTTAAAAAGTAGTTTTACATCTGTAGTGACAAGGCGTGGTAACAATGTATTTATTACATTTAAGTCTAATCATCCTGCCGCAGGTATAATGGAGTACGGAGGCTATGTAGATATGCCAGCATATACTGATGAATATAATACTCGTTTGAATGATTACAGTAATCCCGGTCCATGGGGAATAACTCGATATGATTCAAATAAATTTTTGGCATTAGCTATTTGGGACAATCAACCTTTTGCAGAAGGTACTTTTGCTTTTACTAATGCAAGGCGCGATGGCATAAAGGCGTTAGAAGGTGAAGTTATACGAGTTGCAAATCGTATGAAAAAAGAGGCTTCCGGAAATTAATTATTGTTTATATACACGTAGTTAATATTAGGTTGTGGCAGACGCTGATAATACTAAGTGGAAGGTCTATCGACCAGACTGGTACAATGACAGAGTTTTAGAAACGTATATTAGCTCGCCTATCGTCGATAAACAGAACGATAAAATTAAAACAGAAACGATTCAAGAGTCCATGGATTTCTATATGAAATACGGGGTTTATTCATACAAGCATGAGGAGATGCCAGTAGGCTTACCTCTTGCGTATAAGGTAAAAGACGGTAAAGTCAAAATACGTGTAGGCATACACAACAGGCTTCCTATGCATGACAGAGTATGGGAAGAGATGCAGATATACGGTGACAAGGGCGGTTCATCTATTAGGGGTGAAGCTGAGAAGCAAGAGAAGGTTTGCGAAGGAGACGTCTGCCACAACAACATCTCCGAGTTGTCTCTTTGGTCCGTGTCATGGGTTGGCAACAAGCCTGCTAACCCAGAAGCTACTGTAACCGCAGTAGCAGCAGCAAAAGCAGAGGAACCTGTAAAGGTGACAAAGCAAGTAACACTAGATGAGATAGAAGGCATGATAGAAAAGATAATAGAACGCAAGAACGGCGAGTATTGTCTTTATGCTAAAAAGGATAGAAGGTTACTAGGATGTCACAAGACTAGAGCAGGTGCAGTCAATCAAGAACGCGCAATACAGGCTAGAAGGTTTAGTAAGATAAACAAAGAGCTTGACGGAATATTAGAAGTTCTAAAGAAAAAACCATGCTGGGCAGGATATGAAATGGTAGGCTTCAAGTATGAAGGTGGAAAAAAAACACCTAACTGCGTACCTCAAAAAAAAAGCAGACATCCACAAACTCCAGCAAAGCCAAGTGAGAGAAGAAGGGGCAGCACTAGAAATCCAAAGGGTACAGCTAGTGGAGAGCGTGGTGGCATAAAATTAAGTGAAGCAAATATTAAAACATTAGAAGGTTATCGAGACAAGCACAACAAAAAAGTTGGTAACGCTAAAGGGAAAAAGGCTAACATGGGGGCATTGAAGGCAGTGTTCCGCAGGGGCGCAGGCGCATTTTCGACTAGCCACCGTCCCGGAGTACGTAGCCGAGACCAGTGGGCATTAGGTCGTGTTAAAGCATATTTAAAACTACTAAGCTCAGGTAGGCCCGCAAATCCGAAATACACCACGGATTATGACTTATTGCCTGCTGGTCATCCCAAGTCTACAAAGAAAGCAGATAAAAGAATGAAAGTAAAACCACCTAAGGGATTTCATTGGATGCAAACAACAAACGGTCCTGTATTGTTAGAGGGCGACTACGAGCCGCATGATGGTGCTGTAGAGTTTTTTGAGTTTTCAGTATTAGAAAGCCACGACGATGAGAGAATTGTTAAAGCAGAGTATCAGGGTAAGAAAGTAGAATTAAACAAACCACGCAGGCTTTCTGGTGAGAACAAGAAGTTTGGCGTATATGTAAAGAATGATAAGGGTAACATTGTGCAAGTCAAGTTTGGTGACCCTAAGCTAGATATAAAACGTGATGACCCAGAAAGGCGTAGAAACTTTAGGGCTAGACACAACTGTGATAGTCCCGGACCAAAACATAAGGCAAGATACTGGTCGTGCAAAATGTGGAGTGCAAAGAATGTATCAGATATACTTGCGAAAAGCAATGAACATTTAGATGATATAATAGAAACACTTTCTAAAGCACCTAGGACAGGTAGAAGTCAAAGAGGTATGAGAGCGTTTATGACAGATTGTCGTAGGAATGCATTGAAGCTTAGAAACTATGAAGGACTTCAAAGTGTAAGAGACCCAGATGCTTTTTGCGCAGAGATATTTAGAAATCCCGGTAAGTACTCAGGCAGAGGGCCTAATATGACATCAAGTAGAGTTCGTGACCAATCAGGTCAAAAACTACGCAGAGCTTTGGCAGATGCAGGCTGGAAACCTAAAGAAAGATTAAGAAGAGGCAAAACACCTTCTTGGTCAAAATCTTAGTTTCCGGACAGTTTGAATTACTTATATACCCTTTTCTCGGTCTATATACATGACAGATTGCACTTGTAGCGGTGAACAAACAAAGACTATCGACGAGGAAATTGTCGAAACAGAGGATGTAGAAATTGCCGCTGGATTAGATGAGCCAGTAGAAGTCGGTAAGGAAGAAGCAGTCCTAAAGGACATGGAAGCTACACTTATGAAACTTAAAGAAGTAATTAATTACTTAAGCGAAAAAGAAGAAGAAAAGATGGACCATGAAGATGAAAAAATGGACCATGAAGAAAAAATGGAAGAAGAAAAAGGCGAACACGAAGAAGAAGAAGAAGAAGAGGACGAAGAAGAGGAAGAAGAAAAGATGGACGAAAAAATGCCTAAAAAGAAAGACGACATCGATGACCTCTACAAAGCCGTCACAACATTAAAGAAACACGGTATTGGTGTATATACAGGTAGAAAAGCTACCCCAGCACCAGCCACTGAAGCTCCTATAGAAGAGAAATCCATAGACTGGAATAACCTTTCTAAGTCTTGGGAAGAACTTGATGAATTAACAGGAGGTAACTAAATATGGCAGGAATAAGTTTTGAAGAATATGTTAACGCCTATTATGGCGGAACACTTGGAATATCCAAGAGGTACGGAATTAGTAAAGCCGATGACAACATCGACAGCAGTAATCCTGCTGGAGCTTACAACACAATGTTTGGAGCTAAAGTTTTCAATCAGCTAAATACTAAGTCAGAAGTTTTTAAACTTTTGAAGAAAGAAGCATGGACACAATCTGGTTGGAGAGTCATGACTGCAAGGCACGGCACAACTGCTGGTGTTGCAGAAGGCGGAGCTTTCCCAGATACCGACCACCCAGAGATTACTGAAGTAACAGCAACTCTAAAAGAAGTAGTAACACCATGGCAAATGACATCTAAAGCTGAGATATTAGCAGAAGCAGATGACGGTCTAGGTAATCTAGCAGCTTTCATGAGAAGAGAACAAGGTGAAGCACACGCTTTCGCTATTGATGATATGCTATTAGCTACTGTTGACACTGTTGCAGGTAACAACTTTGAGTCTTTGGACAGAGTAACTACTGATGCAGCAGCAAGACCATACATTGCAAACGCAGCAACTGACTTAGATATGTATGACATTACAAGAGACGGTACAACCGCAAACGCATGGGCAGAAGGAAACACTGTTCTTGCAACAGCAGGAAGTGCAGGTCACGCAGCTTTGGAATTATCTGACTTAGATGACCTAATTCAAGAAGCATTAGAAAATGGAGTTGACTATGCAAACTTAATTATGTTAACAGGTCACGATACATATCAGAACCTAAAACAATTAATGCAAACACTATCTAACGCAACATTTAGATATGATTTAGCTGGTGGTGGCGGTGGAAACCTAAACGGCGTAGCTGGAGAAAAAGGTTTGAATTTCGATTCACGTGTTGGTTCATACGATGGAATACCAATTTTTATTTCACAACACGTAGAAAAAGATACAACTTCCAGAATACACTTGTTGGATATGGAAAACTTAGCAATGAGAATTGCAGCACCAACTACCTATGTTGATAATACCAACTTGGCTATTAGACAGCAACTAAGTAGAGAATACGCATTCATCACTGCTGGTGAATTAATTGTATACAGGTTTAATACGCAAGGTAGTGTCAGAAACTTGAACGCTTAATGTTAGTAGGAGGGCTTAATATATGGTCAAAGTTACTAACAAAACAGACGGGGTTCTTACTAGGAGGCATCCTTCTGGGACGATACTCAAATGGGCTCCTCGTCAAAGTAAAGAAATCACAAGCGAAAGGGTCCTTGCAGAAGTATCTAAACAAGAATGCTTTGAAGTTACCGAATCTGTTGTCTC